GAAGAGCTCGTGATCCTTGGCGATCGGTCGAATGTTCTGCTCGTTGATCTTGTCTTCGTGAGCAACGTCACGACCGTCACCGATCAGTGCGGCACGAGCGAGTTCCTCGTCGAGGAGAAGACGCATCTCGCCCTTGAGCCAAGCCACGACATCGAAGTCGGTGATGTCAACGACATCATCACGATCCAGGGCCTGCTTCTTGTAGATCGTGGTCGGCGTGGTCTCTCGCTTGGTAACGGCGAAGAACTCTTCCTTCTTCAACGCACCCTTGACGTAACCCTTGGCTCGTGCCTCATCAGGAGTGATGTCCGCACGCAGGGTCTTGATTCGGCTGAACGGGCTCTTCTTGACAGCGCCGAGAAACGCCGAAACCCACTCCATCCTCCGAGCATCAAATTCCGGAGTGTTGTCGACGGCGACAGCGTCCGGGAACAGGATGTCGATGTCGGTGATGCCATGCGCCAGAGCGTATTCCTCGACAGCTGCCTTGAATGACCCACCCTTCTTCGCAGCTTCGATGACGCCCTTCATGTCATCGTGCGAAAGAGTGACCTCTTCACCCTTGTCGTTCTCGAACACGTTGTGCTTCATTTCTTTTGTGCCTTTCTTGTCCTTGTCGCCTTTGTCGGTCTTGTCATCGTTCTTGTCGTCATCGTTGAGAGCATCCTGCCCAACACCATTGGACATCGCTTCTCCGACGAGCAACTCAAGCACTTGCTGCTGAATGGGTGACATCGAATCGATGACATCCTGAATAGTGGGATCACTTCCACCGGCATCGCCGGCATGACTGAGGGCACTTCCGACGAGATGACGCACGATCTTCTGTTGCTCTGGCGACATAGATTCGAGAGCCGATTGGATGACCTCATCTGAGGGCGTCTCGTCGTCCTTCTTATCTTCTTTGTCGTCTTTGTCGTCATTCTTGGTGTCGTCGTCACCATTCCCCTCGAGATCGATCTCGCCGCCATGGGTGAGCTCGAGCCCGGTGTAGATGATGGCTTCATCCTCGAGAGCTTCAACGTCACCGTCGGCGTGCCGAATGGTGACAGACTCGATCAACGCACCAGGATTTGCGCCACCAAGAACCAAGCTGACCTCACGAATCGTGCCGTGAAGAACCTGCTTGGCCCGCTCGATGAGTTTGTTGGCCCAGATGGACATTGCATTGTAGTCGCCATGCTCGAGAGCCGCAGCGGCATGCTTGGCCTTACCGGTCTCGTTGAAGAAACCATAGCCATACACACCGTCAGCACGATTTTCGAGGATGACATGACCCAGCACGCTCTCCGGGTCGGTGTGCCCATGCTGCCAGACGAGCGGAACCTTCGTCTTGTCCTGATGCTGGAAAGCATTGGGCAAGATGGTTCGACCGTCGGAGCATTTCAGGTTCGCCTTGGTGACGTAACCACTGAAATCCGCTTTCATTTTGACGTTTCCTTTCTAAGAGCCAGCCGCTGGTTGAAGATTGAAGTGAACTTGTTGAGCAGGATCGAGTTGCGGCATGTTTGGGTTTCTCAAAGATTCCGCAGCCGGATCGGATGACGGTTTGATCCCCAAGAAACCTCTGATTTCGTTCGTGGACAGGACTTCGCTTCTGGTCATCTTGTCCACGATGTCAGCAAGTTCGCTCATAGGTACGAGCTTGAATGGATTAGTGAAATAATCGATCTTTTCGCCATTAGCCGTACCTTGATGACCGACGAACGCTCGTTGCATTGCCTCGGCAATGGCATCGAGAATCGGCTCAATGGTCCGATTGAAATAGTTGATCATTGTCTTTTCGTCCGCCGTGCCATTCATAACCTCTTCAGTGATGCCGAGTTGACCGTAAAGCCAGGTGGTCAACAGCTCGATCGATTTGATGAGGTTATTCTCAGCGGGCCGATTGAGTTGCGTGATCTTCTCGGTACCGTCGGTATAGGCAATACCATAACGGCTACCTCTTAGTTGAAACTCGATGTCTTCCCTACGTTTCTCGGCTTGCTCCTTCCGTGCCTCCGACTTGATGGCGTAGGGAAGCTGAATGATGATGTCGAGCTTCCCGGAACCGAATTGTTCATCGACGGCGTCCAGAAGATTGAGTTTACGAATCAATCTCTGAAGTGTCGAATTCGGCGCATTCATCACCGTGTACAACGGATTTTCAACGATCGCCACAAACCGCTTCTCCAAGATGATCTCTTGTCGTTGGCCTTTGGCTTCGTTGTACACACTGACCTTGACGTGCTGTGGGTACCACTGCTTGATCTCACCAACTCTGAGAGTGTAGATGTCAATTCTCTCGTTGGTATTCGGATCAACCGTGGTGTCAACAGGAACAAGAGCAGCACAACCCTTGTCGAACATAGTCATTACGATGTCTTGTCTGAAAGCTCGTGGACATTGGTCCAGATTAGGCTCCAAAGTCAAACAAACATTCAGATTCGTGATCTTGTCCTCTTTGTATCGACCTTGATCGTCCAGTTTCACATGACGAAACATCGCCGATGCCACGTCAATGCTGATTCGATTGTAGATTGAAGTGACAATGGACCGATCGTTGGTATATCGATACTGAACCCTAGAAGGTGAAGAAGAAGCGTACGAAATTCCGCCACCAGCGGTGCCCCCGTAATCGACTTCCATCGGGCTTTGAATCGTCCGAAAAGCGTTCCATGCTTGTCGAATTCGGTCAGCGAATGCCAAGTTTCCTCACCTCCTCATAGAGTTTGAACAAACCTTCGAATGTCGTTGGCAGCATTCTGCCGGACAACATTTTGATGAGCAGCTCTTT